TTAGCATAAGTAGCGCCTTTTTTCAATGTTGTTTTAACGTCTTCTATACCTTTTTTTTCAACCAAGAAATACATACCATGATAACCACTAGTATAATTAGCTCTAGTCCCTGCGTTTACTACTACTTTATCGCCTTTTTTAACTTGCTTTAAGTTTCTTGACAATTCCCCAGTATTTTGATATCTGGCATAAGTATAGGTATGACCGTGACTTCTGATTAATCTAGTTCTTCGGCTTGCAGCATTTGCCTTAGCCTTAAACTCTGCTTCAAACCAATCGCCCATGCGTTCTGTTACTTTAGTTTGCATTTCTTTAGCTATGATTGATGTATTAAGTGAATTCATTGCCATGCTTGACCACCTGCACCACAAGGCAAATAAACAGTACCAGTATAATTGTACAAATGGCTATTCTCTGACCAGTTCGTCATATTCCAACCGTTTCGCAAAACATCTCCGACTAGTCCAACAAGTTTATCATCAACGTCTTTAACAGATAAAACAACTTGATAATAGTAACCCATGACAAAGCTCGTATTATCCATTTTAAGCACCTTTGAGTCACTAAGTGACAAATATACCGTCTTGTCTTTTATCGTGTCCTTAACGCCTAAAATAACGTCATTTAGAGGCATTGTAAGTAAATTGTTGTACCAATCTATGTAAGAATCAAATTCGCTCATATCCCGTTACTCACGACTCCTTCTAAAATCATCTTGTTATTTTTAGGGTTTCTTTCCCATGTTGTACGCTTGAAAGTGTCGCCTTTTTCGTCCAAGAAATAGTTGAAAATTAAGTCTTCCATTTCTCCGATTCCGTTAAGCTCGTATCTTATATTTTTACCTAGTCCAATCATAGAAAACTCATCAAGTCTTAACTGACTAATTCTCTGTTTAACTGCTGGTAAAACGATAGGCTTTATAACATTAGCTTCTGCACCGTTCTTCTTCTTAACAGTCGTTTCAACTTGCAATGTTACTTGTGAAAATATCATTAAATACCTCCATAATACATTAACTCTTGCAAAGAAGCCAAACGTTTCATTTCAGCATTTCGCCATTGTTCTGCTGGTTCATCAACAATATTAAGCCGACAATAACAAGAGATAAAGTCTTTCACTAATACACTTGTTTCGTCAGCTTTAATACCATTTTTTTCTAGCAATTTAATAGCTATTGAACGGAATAAGATAAGTTTACTATCATAAGCTGTTACTAAAATCGGAATACCACAATAGACTTTAATATAATCTATCATTTACTTCCTCCATTTTATTCTTATGCTACTGTAATTACTGCACCAGCGTTATAAGTTTCAACGTGTCCGCTTGTTAGTGTTTCAACCAAAATCATGTTGCTATTAGTTTTCCATTCAAAGGCATCAACTTTAGTAAGGTCTTGCATATCAATGTGATATTTTTGGTCTACTAATACAGTAGGTTTAACAGCCTTTGTACCTGTATAAACAATGATTTCATCTACTCCAACTTCTGAAGCAATTTCAGCGTCATCATTTTTAATACGAACGTTAGCGTTAGCAGTCGCTTGACGTAACTCATCTAACAAGGCTTTGCGGTCTTCCGCTTTAACAATCAAATAGCGACGTCCAGCAGTAGGACGAACAAAGTCAACCGCTTCTTCAATAGCGTCAGCAAATGGAGTTTTGCCAGCTGATTTGGCTTTTGTAGTAATTTTTTTGATTTTTTTGACGTCTTCTTCTTTTTCGATTGATTTAAAACCGTTTGTTCCGTCTCCCTCAACAAGAGCAAGGTCAACAATTTTGTTTACAATAGCTTGTGTAAGTTCTGCTACAATCAAGTTGTAAAGTTCAGAATATGACATTTGAAGTCGTTTAACACGTTCAGCAAGTGATTGCAATTTATAAACCATCACAGGTTCAAGAGTATCAATAGTGAGTGTTGCTGCCTGCTCTGTTTTTGTTTGTCCGTCTTTGTGGACTTGTGCTTCATTTGATGAATCAAAAGAGCGTGATACGAGCAAAGCGCCGACATTTGTAACATGGAAAACTTCGAATACTGGGTTAGTATTTAGCAAAGCTGTGTTGATTGATTCAACCAATTTACGTGGAAGTTGGTAAGTTGTATCTGTGATAGTTACACCATTTTCAGCAAGTTTTGCGTTCCAAGCGTTTTTAATTTCTGACTTTCCAGAGTTCTTTTTCAATACATCAAAAAATTCTGTTACAGCGTTTTGTGATTCAATAAAGTTTTTCATTTTAGCTTTTCCTTTTGGTTTTTCTTCCTGTGCGTTGAGTTCATTCTCAATTTTGATAATTTCAATTGAATTTTCTGAAAGTGTTTTTTCTAATTCTTGTACTTTTGGCAAGTCTTCAATTGCGTTTTTTACTTCAAAGCCACTAATTTGAGATTTTAAAGATACGTTATTTTCTTTAAGTTCTGCCAAGCGATTTTGTTTTTCGATTAAATCAGGTTTATTCATATTTCTTTTTAATATCCTCAATTTCTTTCAAAGCGTTACGGCTTTCAATAATTTTGTTGCGTTCTTCTGTGAGTTCTTCGCCTAGCGCGTTTTGAATAAATTTTGCGTTAGGGTCTGCTGGTACTGAAACAAGAGAAATCTCTTTAAACTGTGCTTTATTTACAACTAGAGCGTCATTATCATCAAAAGTATAATCTGTGATGTAATAGGCAATTGATAGTGAATCAAACGCGCCATTTTCCACAGCCTTATTAATGTTTGGTGCATTGTCATAAAGCGTAAAGTCAGTCAGGTATTTATTAGAAGCCAAATCATAGTAAACTTTTGCGTCCCCAATGACTTCACTTGATCCAGCTCCGTGTTCATATAGCAATGGATATCGTTCTCTAGCAAACTCAATACAGTTAGGAGTCAAGATAATACCATTAAGGTTCTCTACACCAACTTCTGATCCAATACCTTGGAACGACTTAGAACCGTCCTCGTTTTCAGTCACTTTAATTTCAGCACTATTGGTTATTAGTTTCATCTGTGCTTGTTACGTCCTTTCTACTGACTTGTAAGTCCCTTAGGCTTTCAACAGCAACTGCATTAAGGTTTGTGATATAAATATCTCCACCCTCGATTGGTTGCTCGCCCATTTTAACAAGAAGTTGATTCTGTGTAAAAATAGGAGCGTTAATATTTTCATGATACAAGTCAATTAATTCTTTCAAAGTTGCAAACTTGAATAGCTGGTTATCTACGATTATGCGTTCATAATATAAATTATCCTTATTTATTCGTCTGCGGCCTGTTGAAATCAGTTTATAAGTCAGTTCCTTTTCAAGTTGAATCAGTAAAGGAATGATAGTAGAGTTGTAAAAATAAATTTGTTGTTCTTGCGTAGCAGTACCAAGCAAAATATTTTCATTCATAAAGTAACCTGTCAAAAGTTCCGATTTAATAAGGTCAATTTCATCTTTGTTTAAAACGGAGTAATCTTTTTTAAGTTCTACAATTTCCGTCTTGTTATCAACTGGCGTCAAACCGTTGTAATTAGAACCTTCTTGCATGTTCTTTATTGTTGTTAAGGCTTTTTCTCGATACTCCTGTGTATTATCAATGTCAAGAAAGGCATTAATTTTCAACAAGCCACGCAATTTACCTTGTTCCAGCTTAGTTTGAATGCTAGCCAGAGCATTATCTAAAATACTTGTGTCTTCATTGATATAAAAAGGACTGACAAGCCTTACTAATTCTTCAGGTTTATATTCTTTTTCATCATTAGTAAGCAGTAAGTCTGCTAGGTCGCCCGTTTCACTGTCAAATACAGGGTACAGGTCAACATAGCGCGTGCATAGTAACTTTTTAATTACTTTCTGCCAAAACTCCATACTATTGTGTTCGCCCTTAGGGCTCCAATTGAGGACCTCATCTAAATCAGAACCTGCCTTACTAAACAAAGGATCAGAACCAACATCAGATTTTTTATATTTTACATGATTAAATTCTACTTTTGTTATTTCATTAGCAATTTTATTGTGAATATTAGTCACAAAGGCACTTGTATATTCTACTGCTTCGTTTTGCCACGCTGTGACTCTTTGAGTATCATTGTTTAGTTTTCCACGCGAAAATGTTACCACTTTTCCGAATAAGTTCAATTTTTCCCCTTTCTACCATAAACTAACGCCTTTCCCTCGTTTATACTCGCCTGTTTTCTTGTTATGGCAAGACTTACAAAGGAGTTGTAGGTTATCGGGGTTCAGCGCTATTTTCCAATCATCAAGATTTTCCCACGTTAGTTCAATAATATGGTCTACTTCGTATTTTTTAGCACCGAATGCACCACATCTTACGCAAGTCATTTCGTCACGTTGCCTAACATAATCACGGACTGCCAACCATTCTTTTTTATTGTACCAGCCACTCTCTCTTACTGTGTCAACGTTATACTTCATCTGACACCGCCATTTCTAAAGCCATTGTCAAAGCAACAGTAGGGTCAATTTTATCTTTTTCAAGTTTTTTAGTATACATATAGTCCCCGCTTTGTCCGATTTTAACAGCAGTATTATTTAAAGCCCATTGCATGACTTTTTGATTATGGATAAGTTTATTTTCCACTAACTTAGATTTTAATAGCCTGATATAGTCGTTCATTGAGAAACCTTGTCGAATTGCTCTTTGGTTATCTCCGTCTTTATCAAAAAAGTAACGCTCAATCAACCCTTTTAAAATCTCATATCGTGCTGGGTCATAACCGATTTTTCTAAGTCTGCACCCTGTTTTGGTTCTAAAGTCATTAATATATGGTATTAAGTCATTTACATTAATGTATTCCGTATCAAGTAAGATTAATTCGCCTCTGTCAACGAATTCAGTCCATAACTCTTGTTGTTCTGTGTCCAGTTGCTCATATTGCGACCGTACAGAGAAAGTAAGTGTATGACTGTAAGTTTTACCCTCTAACTCACAAACGAACGACACAGCGGTTAAATCGCCAATTAAGGATAGGTCAATTCCGACATAAGTTCTATTTTTATTAAATACAGATAAATTAAAGTCTGTTAGTTTAGTATCTTGCGGAGTGAAGTAGTAAGCTGTGTCCTGCATAGGCAAGCCCATATTAAACGCTAAGAACTTATTCTGTAACGCCGGGTCTCCTTGCGCAAGTTCGTACTCTTCAATAACTCCTGACCACTTAGGGACGTTACCAATAAGCGGTAAAGCCATAGTCCAATTCTTTTTATCTTTTACCTGCTCATGATTTTCCAGCATGTAAAGCAAGCCGAACGACCTATCATTGTAAAATTCTTCTTCTGATTTGAAGCGTTCAACAAGTTTATCATAAAGTCCGTCGCGTTTAAGTCCTCCTGAAGTGATGTAAATACTTTGCCAGTTGTCTTGTTTTTGACGTGAACCTTTATTGACTGATTCTGTTATATCTTCGCCATAAGTATGAACTTCATCAAAGATGTTAAGTGAACTGTTGCCACCTTGCGCCCTCAAAGTATCATTTGTTTGCTTTTTGAAAGTGGTTTTAAAAGAAGTAAATACTAGCCCTTGTTTTGTACTCTTGAAAATCTTGTTTTCATTGTACACTCTCAATGTATCGCTTGCTTCCGTTTGATTCCGAACTTGGTCAAATACGTGTCTAGCCTGTGTATTATCATATGCAATAATCAGACTTTCTCCGCCATATTGACCGCCTAAAATCATCCAGTTAAGCACGCGCGTTGCCATTAAACTTGACTTACCAGAACCACGTCCTAGATTAAGGAAAATTTCATTGATTAAATTAACTTGAACGCCTTTTTCATCAACCATATCATAGCCAAGCATTAACTCATACCACCAACGCTGTGGAGGTAGTAGCTCGATTTTCATCAGGTTACCAGTAGTCAAATAGAAGTTGCCTTGTATCCATTCAATAGCTTGTGTAACACGGTCATAGCGATAAATATACTTGTTGTGAATACGTATTTGCTTCTGAATAGTCTTACGAATGTACTTATTAATAATAATGCCGTTTTCTTTGTTGTATTCCAACATTTTATTCAAATAATACATTTATTCAAACCCTTTCGGCACTTCAATTTTTGGCGTTTCATACTTACTTAGCTTATAGTCATCAAGTTCTTCGATCTTAGCTTTAAGGTCATGAGCGCTTGATTCTTCCTGTTGCAATCTCCGCCATTCAGTAGGGTTATAAAGTTCAGGGTTTCCAGCCTTAGCAACCATCATTGCTACCAAGCTATCTTTATCCATCTCTTTTTCTTTAACCTTTACTTTTTCAACGTTTCCGTCAGCGTCATAGATTGTTTCTGTTTCCTTTAGCGTTCTGACTGTCAGTTTGCTCGCTAAGGCACTTTCAGCTAGTTCTAATAGATTTCCCCTAGCGATACCTTTAGCTTCGTCATACGCCTTTATATTGTCATCTCGCCACTTCCTAAAAGTTTTAGCAGAACAATGCAAACTGGTGTAGATTTCTCTGTCATTACAGCCTGATTCAATTTTATCAATGATTTGACTAAAAAGCGGTTCTTCGTACATCTTAGGTAAAATTGTGGGTCTTCCACCGTTTTGTGTTTGCATATTATCCTTTCTTTTAATGTGCTTATATCGTTTAAAGCCTATATTTTCGTTTCTAAGAGCAGCAATAACCTTTGCTTATAAGTTTACCCGCTTGGGTAACTCTGCTCTCACAAGCCAAAATATTAGTATATATACCTATAATTAAAATTTAGCAAATATTTAGCGAGATTTAGCGAGATTTGGCGAAATTTTGCGAGATTTTGCGAGATTTTGCGAGATTTTTCGGCAAAAAGCGCCTTTTTGCGGCCCGCGGCGGGGCGCGGCCGGG